TGGTGTAAAGTAATTTAGCGTTAAATAAGTTAACTTCTTGAAGTTCAGTTTGAATAGTTTTAATGGTTTGGTAAGCTTCATTAAGTTCACCTTTCATTTCTTCCATTTCTTCAGTTTCAGCCATAGCTTTATTTCCGCCTAACTTACCTTTAACTTTTTCAAAAGCACCTTTTAAAGCAGCAGCAATTTCGTCTTTGTTAGCCATAGCAGCTCCGCCACCTACTAAACCACTAATTGTCATACCTGCGTATTTAATAGCTTGCATGAACTCTTCAGGGGAAAGTGACATAGTAGAAGGATCAAAAGCTTCATCTACACCTTCCATTTCGTAATTTTCTTCCATTTTTCTTTTTTCAAATCCAGCATCGTCTCTACGAGCTTTAGTAGTTTTAAGATCTTTTGAACCAATTTTACCATGTTTCATACCTAATTTTTCATCTTCACGATCATCATAGCCTTGCTTTTTACGTTCGTTGATTTCAACTTCTTCACTTTCTTCATCTTTCATACCTTCATGACCACCTTCTAATTCACCAGCGGCTACCATGTCAGCAATTACACTTTCAATGAAAGATTTAAGATCAGATTCGTCCATGTTTTCAATATCAATTTCTTCATCTTCTGAATCTTCGATACCGTCCGCATCTTTGTCTGTGTACTCTTCATCTTCTTCAGCTTCTTCTGCTTCATTGACATTTTGACCAGCAACATTTCCATGCTCACCATTTTCATCTGGGAATTCAGTTGCGTTAATGTTTTCCATTTCATCCAATTCACGAAGGAGTTCTTCTAAATCAATTTCATCAATTTCACCACCACCCATTTTTTCTGTTTCATCATCACCATACTTAGCAATTGATTTTTTAGGATAGTCATCACTGTAATCATCTACATTTTTAATCTTACCATAACCCCCTGGAGATTTTTCACTTGATGTGAAAGAATCTTCATTCATTTTGCCATCTTCATCTTCTTCTTCCATTCCGTATGTTTCTTCTAATTCTTCTTTGTCCATCTCAGCGATTTTCATAGCGAATTTTTCTTGCATCATAGGAGTAAAAGCTTCTTCAAGAGCGGCTTTTGCATTGGCGATGGCAGTTTCCTTAACTGCTTTAGCATCGGCAATGGCTTCTTTTAATAAATCTCTGTTTACCATTTTGTTTGTTTGTCCTCAAATAATTTTTGTTGGAAATACGCTTATTGTTGACGAATGTCGAAGCGTAATATAATATTTTAGCGATAATACGATATAAAAAAATCGTATATTGTCGGGTATACGTATATCGGTATTTTTCAAAATGCAAAAGGAAACCCTCTTTTTTAGAAGAGGGTCAATCAAAGGATACTATCCAAAGAGGGGTTAAAATATTGGGCATGTGCCATTAGCACATAAAATCTCAGTTAATAAAGAATTAACTTTAACAAATTTATTTTCGGGTAAATTTTCTTTACCTTCTTTAACTAATTGCATATATGATCCTGGATTAGATGGAGTTGAAACAAAGTCCCAACATAGTAATTCAAAATCATCTTGTACTTCTAAAGTACCTTCATTCATTTCTTTTAATGAACCCATTCCGCGAGACGAAACACCTACTTGAACATTATTTTCAATAAGTGCTTTTAAGATATTTCCAGATACTGTGGGTAAAATTTCTAACTTACCCATTACTTTATCTCCATCCCACCAGCATTCTCTAATAATGTGAGATACATTTTTAAGAGAAATAATTGTAGAGTCAGGGTGATCTAATTCACCTGTTGCTCTATTTTCTTCAATTACTTGGTTGTATTTATCCATTTCACGTTCCCAGATTTCTCTAGGATAATATCTACCATTACCATTTTTTACCTCAGCTGTAGCTAAAATACCTTCAACAATAGGATTACCAGAAGGTGCTTTTAAACCTTCAATAAGTTGCATTGGAGCAACTTTAAATGGTATAGTTTCAATTAATACTTGTTTCATATTAGCATGGCTTCATTTCATCATCCTCATCAATAACTTTTTTAGCATCACTACCTGTCATCTTTTCATACATTTTTTGGATTTTTGCTTCATGTTTTTTAAGTTCTTTAATTTCTTTATGAAGAGTTTTAACCATAGATGGATTAATCATATCTGCTAAATCTTCTGATTCAGCTAATGCTAATTTTGATTCACGGATTCTAATTGCTTCCTCAATAGCTGCTAATTTTGATATTGCCGCTACTGCTTCAGATGTTTTTTCTACACCTTTCATGTGAATAGAAATTGGAACACGTTTTACTTCATTTAAACCTTCTTTAACGGTTTTAGCTTTAGGTATATCACCATATCCTGATGATTTAAATTTACCTTTAGGTTCTACTTGGTCTCCACCTCCAACTACATCTTTAGTATATCCAATTCCTTTAATACCAAATGAAGCATCAGTAGCATAGTAATTAACATTTTTAACCATGTTTTTCAACACAATTTGTTTTAATTCAGCTACACTCTTATCTTTATTTTTCTCATCCTGCATTTCTGTATAGAAACCCATTAAAAATGATTGACCATAAACATTGTCAATATTTTTTTCATCATTATTATCAAAATTACTTTCTAAATCTTTAGCTACTTTTGGAGCTGGTTTTTCGAACTCGTTTTGGTCACCATATTCTTTAGTATTTTTAACACCTACTGCTTCTTTTAAATTAGCATCAAAGATAGCCCACCAATCTTTACGACCAGCAGTCACTACACCACCTATTGCCTCACTTAAAAGACTTTTGCTTGTTAAAATACGGACAGCTGAGGTAAAATCATTACCTGAGGTAATATAGTCAGGGAATAAATGCCTAGCTACTTTTAAGAAGTGGTCTTTATTACCTTTACCTTCTTTTATTAATTGGTATTCTTGTTGTAAAGTTTTCATTTGTTATAAATATTATGTGTATAAAATTACTGGAGCACTACCCGCAGCTAAACTGCAAGAAGTTATAAATAAAGGAATACTATCTCCAGCATTCATTGTAAATGAAGGAGCTGTTGCTTCTATAATACTTTGGTTTGCACCTAATGCAACTCCATATTTTAAAGCTAAGATAACTGATCCAGATGGATTAGTAAAGGATCCAGTACCTAAACATTGTATTCCAGCAAAGGAACCAGTTATTGATTGTCCTGCGGTTAAAATGATTCCACCAAAATTTACGGGTATATTTGCCATGTTGTTTTATTTTTTAAATAGTTCTATTAAGTCGTTTAAATAATCGTTAGCTAAATCTGTACCATAAACAACACTAAATGACTCTGGATTTTGTCTGTAGTAATCCATAGTTTCATGTTTAGCTTGTTGTAATAATGGTAATAATTCATTTAACTTAGTTTCTAATGTGTCAAATCCTAATAAACGAGAAGCAATCCATTTTTTATTATCAGGATTAGAAATATTCAAATCATTTAAATATTCTTCAACATTAGTATCTGCTTCTTTAAGTGAGTTTTTTGCTAATTTATATTTAAACTCATTAACTCTTTTAAACCCTGCTTGTGTATAAGCTCCATAAGTAGATTTTCTTGGTGAAGGACCATTATGATTTTCTCCTTCTCATCCAGACATAAATCCTGAGTTAGAGGCAATAGTTGATTCTTCATTTACTGAAGAAATTTTTTTAAATTCTTCTGGGTAGTTTTTTCTTAAATGAACACGATATTGATTGTAAGCGTCTCTAACTTCTTTAGCAATAGTTCTTAATTGAAAATCACCTTTTGCTTCAGGAGATGCTATTAAACTATCTAAATACTTTTTAGCTTTAATTAATGCATTATGTGCGTTTTCAAAATCAGCTACATCTTCAAGAGACCAAGTAATAGCTCCAGTTTCAGGATCAACGTCAGTGACAGTGGATTTTCTTCCATTATTTGTTTCGGTGTCACCTACTTTTACTTCCTTTAACTTGAATCTAAATTTATCCATTTACTTTAGTAAGTTCTTCTAACAATTCATAGTATTGTAATAAGTTAACTAAATCATCATTACCTACATTTGAGGTTTTGCCTAATGGAGATAATAATTTAGTTACTTCATTTAATTTAATTTGAATAACTTTTTCAGTAACTTTTTTAGAGAATTTGTTTAATTCAGATTTAATTTCTGTAATTTTATTATTATAAAAATCTCTTAATTTAGGAGTTGAGTCAATTGAATTAATGAATTCTTTAAGTACTATTTTTTGATTATCATTTAATGAAGCATATTTGCCATTAAATTTTTCTAACAATACACGATATGTTAAAATACGTAAATCTTTATCATATGATTGAAATTCAACCATTAAATCATCCTCAACTTTTTTCTTACTAATAGGTTTAGTTGTTAATCCTTCTAAAATAGCAATTTTATTAGAAATGATTTGGTCAGGATTGGATAAACTTTCACTATTATATATTTCTACTAACGTATATAATGCAGCGTAGGCTTTGTAATTAGGTAATTTAGTTTGGAAGAATTCTTCTAAACTATAATGCTTAGAAAGTTCTTGAATTAAATTATATTTTTGTCTTTTTAAAGCTCCTCTATTTAAATTCTTAGAAGATTCAATAACTGATGTAATTACAACCTCTGCTTTAGAGTTTGTTAAGTTTTTATATTTAGTTAAAGTTTCGTACAATTTATATTCTCTGCCTAATTCAGTTTTTACAAAATATTTTTTTAATATATTAGTTGCTTTCGAGTCTTTACCCGATAATGTATCCGCCGTTATTTGTCTTACCAAAAGTTCGAATAGGATTCCTGTATTTTTATACTTAGAATGTTTTATGTTCATCCCCTAAAGGTTTTGTTATAAATATATAAAGATTATTATTCCTTTAATTTACTTTCATCTAACAATGAATTGCCTAATGTGGATCTTTCAGCAGTTACTTTTTTAACTAAACCTTCTATTAAGGTTTTGTTTTTTAAGTAAATTTGTTTAGCTTCTAAAGCTAAAGGCGAACCACCTTTATAATTAGGGCGAATAGAATCGGATTCATTATCGTCATGTTTCATACCATGAGTTCCTAACCTGTCTTTTCCAAATGGACTATCTTGTTTATTTCGGTTAGTTGGATTTTCTACAGGACGACCTAATTCTAAGTCACCACTGTATCCTACAGGTACATTATCTGGTTCAGAGTACATTCTACCTTTACCATATAATGAAGCTAAATCATGAGGTGTACCATATGATTTACCTGTCATTTTAGGGTCGTTTCCTTCTTCTAAAATTTGATTAAATCTAAAAGTACGTTTTTGGTCTTCAACTAACAAGTCTCTATATTCATCATATTCCTCTTCACTAAAGTGGAATACATTATCATAAATCCAATCTGTAGGTAATAATTTAGCTTCCATAATTGATTTAGCTAGTTCTACTTTTTGGGTCAGTAATGCAATTTTCTCTTGATCATAAATGATAGAAGGTGTGGTTAAACTTAATTCAAAGTTTGTTAATTGCTCACCTGTATATCCTTGAGAATATAAGTGTACTAAAGCAATTTTATATAATTCAGATAATATAATACGTTGGATACGTTCAACTGTACGAGCAAATCTAATGTCTTCAGCTGCTAATGTTGCTTTACCTGTTAAATCTTTTTCATATCCCATAAATGCTTTAGGCACTTTAAGAGCAGCAAATAATTTATCACGTAAATATGTAACGTCTTGAATACCATCGTATTGTAAACCTGGTTGAGTTTCAATTTTAGTAGATGTATCATTTCCACGAATTGGAATATAAAAATCTTCCAATAGGTTTTGCATGTTATATTTTAAGTTATATTCACCTGTTGCATTATCCATTAATGGAGTACGCTTCATAGTAGAAATAGTTTTCTGCATAAAGTTTTCTACCTCATTTGGTGGAATTGAACCAACATTAATATAAAAAGTACGACGGTCTGGAGAACGTGAGATTCTATGAATTAACATAGCATCTTCCATTAATGTGTATTGTTTAAAAATACGACGAGCTGGTTCTAAATATGAACGACCATAAGGTAAATAGTTAACATCTGTTAACAATCTAAAGTGAGCCATTTCATAGTTATCAAAATAGATACCGGGTTGATTGTCATTAAATGAGCCTAAAGTAGGAGTACCATAATAACCTGATCCACCAGCATAAATACCTTCAGGTGAATATCTAAATCTTACAGCATTTGGATGTTCATGATCATAATTTTCTTGTCTTTCAATATGGTATGCTGTATAAGGAATAACATTATAAACACCATATTTTTCAGCAATTTCTAGTTTAAGGAAAAAGTCACCATATTTACACATTTGACGAATCCAAGACCATAAGTTAAATTCAATGTTTAAAACATCATAAAATAAATTATATAATACTTGTTGAATATCTTCATCACTTGATTTAATGTGTAATACTTCACCTAAATCATTTTTTAAAGTAGATTCATCAGAAATAATATCAAGAGCAGAAGCAACAATAGCATCATAATCCATATTATCATAGTCTGAATAAACCATGGTTCTAAGATATTGCCAGTTTATATTAATTTGAGCGCCTAATAAAGAAGAGGCAGCTGGAGAGTATAAACGATTATATCTGTCTACTAAAGAATTAGTAGCTATGTCTCCAGAACGTTGAATTGAGTCAACATCCATTACTTTTAATTCATTTCCACCTTGATTACGAATAATTACATCTGTTGAGAACAGTCGTTGTAATCTAGTGAATAAACTTTTGTCAGCCATTTTTTATGTTTTATTATATACTATAAATATTTACAAAATCCAACTAATGTCCTCCATTCCTTTATCTGTTTCTAGTAGGTATGGATTTTTTATTTGGTTTTGATTATATGCGCCAATATATGTAGTTTTACTCATATTGCCTAGTGTAGCGCGAGTCATGTCATGAGATTGTTGTTGAAATTTTAATGAAGTATCTCTTAAAAACATTCCAGTACCAAAACTCATAACTAAATCATCATTATAACCTGATTGAGCTTCAGGTCTACCATTTTTCCATATAAATACTTTCATTTCTTCAAGTAATCTTTTAGAACGAATAGTAACACTTCTATCACCTACATACTCTCTAAATTTATTAACAACTAAAGGTCTAGTACGCATTGACATAGTAAATCCAGGTGTCATATCAGAACTACCTTCAAATACTCGTAAATATGATTCAGCAGTTAAATGATCTGATTTTGGAGAGTGGTATAAATTACGATAACCTCTTTCAATAATAGCATCTAATGTAGCCCAACCAATTGAAGCATTTTCTACTACTAGCATTGCATTATTATATTCAGATCCTAAACCAACTAGAAAATATCCAAAGTCTTTAGGTGGTAATTGCCCTTTATATTCTGCTACTTGTGTATTAGTTGCTATATCAATAACATGGGCTGCAGATGAATCTTTACCATCACCTCTAGCTACGTCCGCTACTATCATATATTCACGAGAGTAATCAGCTGGTTCCCATACCCAAAGATTTTGGTCAGCTCCTCTACGTTCAAGAGGTTCTTTAATAGTTGTTTCTTTAATGAATTCTAACCACTCATTGTAAAATACTATATCACCTGAGGTACTAAAATCACAGTCACATTCTTGGGCCGCTAATCTAGGATCTCCTAATAATTCATCTTGACGTTTTCTC